TTTTACAATATGGTCGAGGCAAACCAATGGGCGGGACTTGAAAGCGGTAATGAGGTTTTTTCACAGCACGACTTCCTCACCGGGATTGTCAACCACAAAACCGCAATGGTGGCTATGAACCAAATGACGATCAACTACTCGTCAAACAACGGTGGCGAAGACCAACAGATTTATAGGTTGGCCTGTGACAGACTAAATGAGTTTGCCCGTATGAAATGGGAACAAACCAAGATGGACGTTAAAGACTGGGACATTGTGAACCAAGCCTGTATTACTGGCGATTCCTATTTGTTTGTTTACAATTCCGAATTAGATTCCCAAATCGTTGACCGAACAAATGTTTATCTATCAGACGAGCAAGAACCCGACATACAGAAACAACGGTGGGTGATCATCTACGAACGCAGACTTGTTGAAGACGTAAAAGACGATGCCAAAGCCAACGGAATCGAAAACTGGGAGGACATCATTGGAGACGATGATACCGACACTTTACCAGAGATTGCCCGTCAAGAAGTGAGCGGACAAGAGAAGTGTTCCTGCTTACTGCAAATCGAGAAGAAATCAGACGGAATATATATATCTCGTTCCACCAAAACGGTAGTTTATCGGGAAGAAACCAAAATCGAAGGCTTGACAAGAATCCCGATCGCTAAAATGGTATGGTCACCTAAACGAGGTTCTTCGCGAGGTGTTGGCGAAGTCAAACGTAATTTGAATAACCAAATCAACGCCAATAAGTTACTGGCAATCCGTCAGCAAAACAATAAAATGACCGGGTACCCAAGACCCGTATATAACGTGGATGCCATCTCCAATCCCGAAGATGTAAACAAAGTGGCAACACCTATCCGAATAAAGGGCATGCCCACAAGCAAAGTTAGGGAGATGTTCGACTACATCGCGCCACAAGCCATGAGCAACGATGGGAAGCAGCTCCAAGACGAACTTGTCAATATGAGTAGGGAACTTGCCAACGCTGGAGATAACGCAACCGGCAACATCAATCCTGAACGTGCAAGTGGTGCGGCCATCATCGCAGTTAAAGACCAACAGGCAATCGCCACCACTAAACAAAGTGCATTCCATAAACAGTTTATCGAGGATTTAGCCCTGATATGGCTTGACATGGTAAAGGCATACAATCCGAACGGACTAACCATCAGTATCGGAGAAGATGACGAGATAATAGATGATTTCATCCCGGCGGAGATTTTAGAGAACCTAAAAACCAATGTTCGAATAGATGTTAGTCCTGTTAATCCATTCAGTAAATTCGCAAGGGAACAAGCCTTGGAGAACGCACTTGCACAGGGGCATATTACCTTCGAGGAATATGTAGAAGCCTTGGACGAAGATGGTAATGCTCCAAAAGGCAAGTTTATGGACATTCTCGAAAAGCGAATGGAACAACAAATGGAACAACAAATGCAACAACAAGGGGGTGAGTATATTGAAATGCCCGAAATGCCCAACGGAACTTTTACTGGACCATACCAAGGTTGAGAACGATAAAACCGTATATGTGTATGTGTGTATGAACCCCAAATGCCCCGACTATAAGAAAGCCTTTACCGCAAGCGGTGAACAAGTCGAACCCCAGATAAAGGAGAAGCGATGAAAGAGTTGATCATAGGGTGTGGTTCCCGAACGGTAAAGGATTTAAGTTTTGGTAATAGCGAGTTTAAGAACCCGGTTCGGTTGGATATCAATTCCGACCATAAGCCGGACATTGTATGGGACCTAACGGTTCACCCGTTACCGTTTAAGGATAACGAGTTTGACGAGATACACGCATACCAAGTATTGGAGCATTTAGCCTACCAAGGCGATTATGAGTTTTTCTTCAAAGAGTTCACCGAATACCATCGGATATTAAAACCCGGTGGTTTTTTTATGGCAAGTGTTCCAAATGGAGTATGGACATGGGGCGATCCATCCCACCGAAGAAGTATCACCAAAGAGACACTAACTTTTTTAGACCAAGACAGCTACAAGCAGGTCGGAGAGACCACAATGAGTGATTTTCGATACTTGTACAAAGCCGACTTCAAGGTAGTTTATACCAACGAAAATGAAAATGGCTTTTATTTCGTTTTGCAAAAGCATTAGGCTTTTTCAAAATAAATTCGCTGGATAGCGTAAAAACCACAAGGAGAACACATGGAAATCAATGAAAGCGTAATTGAGGAAGTCGCTACCTCGGAAACCGAAGCACCAGAAGAAGCGGAAGAAGTAATCGAACAGCCCGAAGAACCAATAGAGGAAGTCGCTAAACCTCAACAGAGTGCAGAGGAAAACTCGAAGTTTGCAGAAATCAGACGGAAATACGAATCGGAAAACAGGAAAATGAAAGCCGAGTTTGACCGTCTACTCGATTCCCTAAAAGGATATGGATACGAAGGTTCACCGCAAGAGATTGCCGATGCTTTATATGCTCAAAACAATGGTGTAAGCCAAGAGGAAGCAAAAGCGATTCGTGAAAAAGAAGAATCCGCCTTACGGGAAAAAGAGGAAATGCAAAGCGAGATAGAAATGTATAAGAGTCTTGCCATCCAAAAGTTAATGGCGGACGATTTAACCGCAATTCAGAAAGTCTACCCGGAAGTGAAAGACCTAAACGAATTAGGAGACGAGTTTTTCTCAACATTAAAAGCATTAGGTGAAGGCCGGGATCCGGTGTTAGCCTACGAGATTATAAAAGCGAAGAAAGAAGCGACAACCAAGAAAGCACCTCCCGAGATAGGTGGCGTGAATCAATCTTCGCAAAAAGAGAAAGACTTTTACACTCCTGCCGAGGTGGACAAATTAACCGACAAAGACTATGACAACCCCAAAATCATGGAGGCTGTCAGACGATCAATGTCCAAATGGAAATAAGGAGAAAACGATATGGCCTATGCAAATTTCAAACAGACCTTTTGGTCGAAGCATATTCAGCACGAATTAGAAAAGAGAGCAATTTTGTCTGATTGGTGCAACAAAGAGTTTACCGGTGAAGCGAAATACGGAAACAAGGTAAAAATCCTCGGAGTAGGCAGACCATCTATTGGCAACTATGACGGAACATCCATTGGTAATCCGGAAGATGTAGCGGATTCCTCGGTGTTCCTCGACATCGACAAGGCGAAGTATTTCAACTTCGGAGTAGATGATGTTGATAAAGCACAAAGCACACCCGGGTTAATGGAAGCGTTAATGGAGGAAGCCACTATTGCGATGTCGCTTGAAATCGATTCTGACGTGGCCAAATGTGGTGCTTTGGGAGCCGGGACATTTTCAAATACTTTGAAGATTGCTTCTGCTACCGATGCCAAAGCCGCAGTAGATGCCGCTATCTTGAAACTTCGTGAGAACGATGTCCAGATTAGCGACGAAGTGGTTATGGAATTGCCACCTTTCGTATATCAGTATTTGAAAGACAAGTACATTGACCTTGACACTGCAAATAGTGAAATGATGAAGAAAGGAATCATGGGGTTCTATGACAATGTAAGAGTTAGAGTTAGCAATAACCTCTACTATGACAATACCGATTGGTATGCAATGGTACGTACCAAGAAGGCGATCGCATACGTAAACCAAGTGGACAAGGTAGAACCCTATCGACCGCCAGGACTATTCAAGGATGCCATTAAGGGACTTAATGTTTATGGAGTTAAGGTTGTAAGACCGAAAGAACTCTATGTAATCAAGGCACATAAGCAGTAAGTCAAGAATATACTATAGATATAACTGAAAGATATAAGGAGATTAAGAAATGGCTAAATTAACACTAACTCCTGCGGTTGCTGTTAGGAATGGCGGTGTCGCATTTGCAGCATATTGCGAGATACCAAAGAATGATGTTGCAGAGTTCAAGGCAAACTATGATGACCAAAAGATTGCAATTCATCTTAAAAATACTTCTGCCTCTACTACTGCAACAGCGGTAATTGTCAAGGGCAACGGAATACAGGGTGTAAAAGACTTAGAGGTTACAGTTAAGACTTCAAGCGAGCAAGTAGTAGTAGTTGAGAGTGGTGCTTACAAGAATGTATCAGGCACAGATAAAGGAATGGTACAGATTAAAGACAAGTCCACAACTAACTCAGGCTTACTCTTTGCATCAGTAGTAGTATTACCTTAAAACAATGGGGAGGGGAAACCCTCCCCTCTTTTCAAGGAGAAAGTATGAGAGTATTGATAGCGATGCCTACTTCAAGGCATATTGAGGTAGAAACATCTGCAAGTTTGATAGGTATGCACAAAGTAGGTGAAATAGGTGTGTATATGCCTGTTGGGTATTCTGTTGATGTTTCAAGAAATCTAATAGTAGAACACGCTATTTCAAACAATTATGATTATATTTTTTGGGTAGACACAGATATGATTGTTCCTAAAGATGCACTAATAAAGATGTTATCAAGCGGGAAAGACATTATTTCAGGTGTTTATTCGTATAAGTTATTAAACGGCACTAATGCAGTTGCCAAAATAAACAAGAATGGTATCTACAAAGACATACCATTAAAGAAGATTAGAGAAACAAATAAGATTATGGAAGTAGATGGAATAGGCTTTGGCTGTGTCCTAACTAAGACATCTGTATTCAATGCCCTTAGAAAGCCCTATTTTAAGTTTACAGAGGTTTGTGGCGAAGATATATACTTTTGTATCAAAGCACAGGAAAAGGGCTATAAAGTCTATTTAGACACCTCAATCAAGTGTGGGCATATAGGCTCTGTTAATTATAATATTTAGGAGAATATAATGACTTGGGAAGAAATACAAATAGCAAGTTTGCAAAAGATGTTCTTAATAACGGGTGATACCTTAATTGAGGACTCCACCACCGAACCATACATAAAATCCATGCCATATGTAGCAAACGAAGGTTTGAAACTACTTTCCACAGCAGGGAAATACATTGTCAAGAGTATCACGATCACCCAAGACGGAACAGACGAAGGGGTAAACAAATATGACTTATCAGAACTCACAACCGACTTTTACTCTTTCGGTGGCAACAGGGTCTACTTCACGGACGAGGAAAATTATAAGCCGACAACTTATTATTCTACCGAGGGAAAAAGCGTATTTGTGTTATTTGGGAACCTCGCTGGGACGTGGGAAGTATTTTACAACGCATACCCACAGGAAATCACCAAAGACACGCTTGGAACGGAAGAACTTATTGTTGACCCCGAAGTGGTAGTGCTTTTACCTTTATACATGGCAAGCCAACTCTACAAAGATGATGATATAGGGCTTGCCACCCAATGGCGAAACGAGTTTGAAGTCGCAAGGGAACTACTACTACCCAACGCAAATATAGGTACCATTGAATTTGGAGATATGTGATGGCACAATTCAACATTCCGGCAAGAAAAAAGGTCTACAACTACGAAGTAGAAACCTTTTTAGGCGTAGACTTAACTTCTGCCCCCAACAATGTAAATATATCCCGAAGTCCGAACTGCCCCAACATGATACGGGACACTATCGGAAAAGTCCGTAAACGAGACGGGTATACAACAAGAAGAACCTATGCCGAT